TTGCACGACCGCGTGTGCGGGGGCTTGCAATGGCGCTGAGGAAATCCACCCCGGCCACATTGCAGGACGCGATTCACCGGATGGTGCTGGCCGGGCGCATGAGTGTGATGGAGCTGGCGGACGCGATCGGCTGGGGGCAATCGAGCCTGTATCGCGCGGCGAATCCCTGCGACGAAGCGAACTTTCCGGTTTCCAAGCTCATTCCGGCAATGATCGCGCAGGGGGATTTCGGGCCGCTGGAGCATATCGCCAGCCGGTGCGGATTCGCCCTTTACCGGATTCCGAAGCGCGTGGGCCGAATGAAGCCGGCGGAACTGGCCGCGCTGCAAAAGGCGCAGGCCGAGGCGGTGACGGCGCTGACGCGCTTTTTCGATGGCGAGCTGGACGCGGATGCCGCGCGCAAGGCCATCGATGCGGCCATCGGCGGGCTGGCGCGCGGCCGCCGCGCGGTCGACCACGGCATCAAACAGGAGGAACTTGGGATATGAATGAACGGGACATGATTCACATGACCGGGCCGAACGGCCGGCAGGTGTATGTGGGGCTTGTGTGCCGCCGCGGCGGCGGACGCTCGGGGCGGCCGGTGGAATTTTGTGTGCTGCCCTCGCTGGAGATGCGCATCGAAACGCGCTGGTTCCGCACGCGGAGCGAGGCGGTGAACCGGGCGCGGATCGAAGCCGCGCGGCTGATGCGGGAGGCGGCATGAGCGCGGAGAAGAAGGCAAAGCCCTCGGCGCAGATCATCCGCTTTTGCCGGATGGTGGAGCTGCTGGCCGGGCATGAGTTCGAGCCGATGCGGATGGCGGATGTGGCGCGGGCGCTTGGGGTGAGCCAGCCGGAGGCGCTGCGCGCATTGCGCAATGCGCAGGCGGCCGGCTGGGCGGAGCAGACGCCGGACGGACTCTGGCGGCTCGCGCCGCGCAAGATCACGAACATCGCCGTGGCCGTGCAGCACGGCATCCAGCGAGCGCGCACGCGGCTGGAGGACGACGCGAACAACTACACAAGGAGCATCTACTGATGGCGAGAAAAATCGAGACCGATCCCATCGAGCAAGCCGACGCCGAGCGTATCGGCGGCCAGGCGGAAAAGACGCTGGCACAAGCCGATGAGGCGCGGATGCAGGAGATGCGGCGCATGGCCGTGATGGAGCGAATCACCAGTGATTTGCCTTCGGACGCCGAATCCTTGTGGCTCATCACCGAACAGGGTCTTGGCCGGATCTGCATGGACATTGTGCTGGTGGGACGAGCACTGATAAGGCTCAAGGAATCGCTACAGCATGGCGAGTTCATCGATGGATTGAAAGCCCGGGGCATTCCTCCGCGGACAGCGCAGCGCATGATGCTGGTGGCCAAGCGCTTTGCAGATCGCTCGGAGCGGCTTCTGAAGCTGAGCCGATCCAAGCTCTACGCCATCGCCGAGATGCTGGACGACGAATCACTGGACAAGCTGGAGAATGGCGAGGATGTGCTTGGCATCACGCTGGACGATGCCGAGCGGATGACCGCACAGGAACTGCGCGAACAGCTGAAGCGGCTGGAAGCGGACATCGGCATCAAGGACAAACTTCTGGAGGAGGCCCACAAGCAGCGCGACGAAATCGCCACCGAGCTGGAGAGGATGAGGGGCGAGATCACGCGCCCGGAGGATGACCCGCGGCTGGAGCAGATTCGTGAGGCGGCGATGCGCGCGCAGGCCGCGCTGGTGGATTTGCATGCGATGGCGCAGCAGGTGAGCGAAGACGATCTGCACATCGCGGGCAAGCTGCATGCGGAGTTCGAAGAGATGCGGGCGCTCTTTGCTGCGGCGCGGGAGACGATCCTGACCCGGTTTCCGGCATTGCACATGGCGATGGATGATGCCAGCACCGAAGCCTGGCATGGCCAGACCATCGATGCGGAGACGATCCAGTGACAGCCGCCGAGATGGAGAGGCTGGAAGCGGCGGCGCGGGCGCTGGCCGCAGCCGGGCGTGGCGAGAGGAGCCGCATCGCCCGGCGGCAGGCTGCGCGGCTGGGCATCAGCCCGTCCACGCTCTACCGCAAGCTGGAGGCCACCGGCCTCTACAGCTCAGGGCGCAAGCGGCGGGCGGATGCCGGCAGTATCCGCAAGGACGGCGTGACCGAGGATCAAATCAAGCTGGTGGCGGCCATGATGCTGACCAGCAAGCGGAACACCGGGCATGTGGAAATGAGCGCGGAAGATGCGATCCGCCGCGCCGAGGCGAACGGGATTGTTCCGCCGGGCGCATTGAAGCCGGACATGCTGCGCCGGCATTTGCGGCGCATGCAGCTTGATGCGCGCGCGCAGCTTGCGGCGACGCCGCATCAGGATCTGGCCAGCCTGCATCCGAACCATGTGCACCAGATGGATCCCTCGATCTGCCTGCAATGGTATTTCGAGGGCAAGGCGGGCATGGCCGAGCGAGACATGGTGGCTGTGGTTTACAAGAACAAGCCGGACGAGCTGGCGAAGGCCGCCGGCAAGCGCACGAAGAAAATCATCCGCTATGTGCTGACCGACCACTTCAGCGGCACGATTCATGTGCGCTACTACCATGAATACGGCGAAAAACAGACGACAGCCATTGATTTTCTGTGCGATGCCTGGCTGCCGAAGGATGATGGAAATCCATTCCACGGCGTGCCGAAAATCCTGATCTGGGATCAGGGCAGCGCGAACACGGCCAAGGGAACGGAGGCGTTTCTCGATGCGCTTGGGGTGAAGGTGCTGGCGCACTTGCCGCACAATCCGCGCGCCAAGGGGCAGGTGGAAAACGCGAACTACATCGTGCAGCGATCGTTCGAGTCGGGCCTGCGCATCACGCCGGCCACCGATCTGGACTGGCTGAACGAAAAGGCTCGGCAATGGTCGCTGTGGTATAACGCGACGATCAAGCATTCGCGCCATCGCATGACGCGCTTCGGCTGCTGGCAGATGATCCGGCCGGAGCAACTGCGCGAAATCAAGGTGGATCGCAGCACGCTGCACCGGCTGGCCAGCACGCCTGTCATCACTCGCAGGCTCAAGGGCAACTACACCATCGAACTGGGCCGCGACGAGCGCGGGCCGCGCTTGTTCCGGCTTTTCGGCATACCCGGCCTTGAGCCGCGTGCGATTGTGCAGATCCGCCGCAATGTGTTCGAGCCGGACAAAATCGAAGTGCGACTGCACGAGGATGAGCCGTGGATCACTGTGGAGCGCGAAGGCATCCGCGAAGGCGGATTCGGCGAGGGCGCAGCGGTGATCGGTGAGGAGATCAAACAGCCGGCGCACACCGAAGCGATGCGCGCAGGGCGCGAGATCGAACGCATCACTTGGGGCGCGGAGACAGACAAGGACGCCGAACGCGCTCGCAAGCGCGGCGAGAAGCCGCTCGCCCATCTCGACATCAATGCGCACAAGCACTTCGAGGACTTCGACGCGCCGGCTTACATGAAGCGGCGCGGCACCGAGCTGCCGATTCAGGCGGTGCCGGAGGCTGCGAGTGCGCCGATGCCGCTGGTGCGCGCGCTGGGAATCATCAGCAAGCGGCTCGGGCGGCCGATCTCCCCGGACGAAAACGCGTGCATCCGTGAACAGTTTCCGAACGGCATGACCGATTCGGACATCAACGCCTGGCTGGAAGGCCAGGCGCGCCGCAGCCGCATCGCTGCGGTGAAATAACCAAGGAGGAGCGAATGACATGCACCCGCAACGCAAGATTTCCATTCATCCGGGCGGCCTCACATGGGCCAACCCAGGAGGGCCGATGATGCCGCTCAAGCTCAAAAGGACGATCCAGGAACACGGCATCGAAGCCGCATGGCTGGCTGAAAACATCCGCAACAAGTTCGGCAAGGCGCTTTCGCGCGCGGCCATTTACCAGTGCTGCAACCGCGGCCTGATTCCCGAAGCGCGCTGCCCGGATTTCCGCGAGCAGATGGAGCGGCTGCTGCGCACGCGCGGCGTGCCCGAAGCCGAGATCGCGCACATCTGGGATTTTGTGCCCGAGGGCGAGGTGGTGCCCATGCATGTGATCCCGAAGCGCAAGACACAACCCAAAGCGAAGCAGAACCCCATTTCCGAAACCCTGAAGGAGGCCGAGATGCTGACACCCACGACGATGAAACACTTCAAGCTATTCAGGAATCCGTTCCTGGACGATGTGCAGGAAGCTGGCGATGTCTACATGAGCCAGAGCCACGCCTATGCGCACGCCGCCATGATGGACGCGGCGCGCAATGGCGGATTCGTGGCTGTTGTCGGCGAATGCGGCGCGGGCAAGTCCATCATGCGGCGCAAGCTGATTGCCGATCTGAACACCGAGGGCGATGTGCGGGTGATCATGCCGCAGACCATCGACAAGGGACAGCTCACCAGCAACCACATTCTGGATTCCATCATTCTGGATTTGGATCCGGACGCACACCCGAGGCGTTCGCGCGAAGCGAAGGCAAGGCAGGTGCAACGGATGCTTCTGGAGAGCAGCCGCGCAGGCATGCGGCATGTGCTGGTGATCGAGGAAGCGCACGATCTCTCGGTGCCGACCATGAAGCAACTCAAGCGATTGTGGGAGATTGAGGATGGTTATCGCAAGGTGCTTGGCATTGTGCTGATCGGCCAGACCGAACTGCAAGCCAGACTCAACCGCCAGACGCACCCGGAGATGCGCGAGGTGATCCTGCGCTGCCTGATCGCCACGCTTGATCCGCTCGCGCGCGATGAATGCGCCGACTACATCGGCCTGAAGTTCCGGCGCATCGGCAAGGACGCCGGCGAAATTATCGACGGCGGCGTGGTGGACGCAGTGATGGCGCGGCTGACCACGCGCCAGGGATGGAGCGCGGTTTACCCCCTCTACATCAACAATCTGCTTGCAAAAGCGATGAACTACGCCGCGCAGATCGGTTCGCCGCTGGTCACGCCGGACATCATCGAGGCGGTGTGATGATGGCGACCGCGGAGAAGATCGGCCGCTGCGACCTGTGCGGCCTCATCGACCATCACCTTATCGGCGGCGCATGCCCAGCGTGCCGGGCGCGGGAGGCGAACGCCGGCGCAAACCTGCGCGGCTGCCTGGTGATCGAAACGGATACGGCGGACAACAAACTGATTCGCCTGCGTCCGGGGACAAGGGAGGAGAACCATGTTTGACATTGAGTTCGTGACCACGCTGACCGCGCTGATTCTGGCCGCGCTCAGCGTGTTGTGGCTGCTCTTGTGGTGGATCGTCTCGGACATCGAGCGCACCGATGCAATGGATGAAGACATCCGCCGCTGGCTGGACGAAGGCCGCGGCTGAAGAAAAGGAGGACAACATGGCGAAGAAGCGAATCAGGAAAGCGGCGAATGTGGCGCCGGTGCCGAAAGACCTGGCCGAAGCGCGCGCATTCGTGCGGCGCATCGGCGATCACCAGCGCGAGGCGGCGCGCATCGAGGCGGAGCTGAACGACAAGCTGGCGGCATTGCGCGAGGAATACGCTGCTCAGGCCGCGCCGCACAACAAGGCGGTGGAGGAACTGACCGAGGGTGTTCGCATCTGGGCCGAGGCGCACCGCGACGATTTGACCCGAAACGGCAAGCGCAAATCGGTCGATCTTGGAACCGGCGAAATCGGCTGGCGGATGCGGCCGCCGAGGGTGCTGCTCCGCAATGTCGCCGGTGTGATCGAATCGCTCCAGATGCTCAAGCTGGATCGATTCCTGCGCACGAAACTGGAAGTCAACAAAGAGGCTGTGCTCGCCGAGCCGGAAATCGCCGATCAGATCAAGGGCATCACCATCAAACAGGACGAGGACTTCTTTGTTGTTCCGGCAGAGGACGACCTCGGGGAGGCGGCATGATGGACACGATCAATGGATACATGGACTTGGCGCAAAAACGCATTGGCGAGGCGATGCAGAAAGATGGTTGCTCCGAGTCGGACATCGACGCGCGGCTGGGCTTGCGTCTTGGAACAACGGCCAAAGTTCTGGCCGGTGAACCCGGCATGCGTCCGTATGCCGAGCGCATCGCATTGGAGCTGGGGGCGGACAACCAACCTGCCGATGATTCGCAGGATGAGGTGGCTGAAACGGCCGTGATTCGGCTGAAGTCGCTCAAGGAGTATTTGGGCGTCAACTGGGCCGAGCTTTCAACCATGCTTGGATACAAGGACAAAAACGCGCTTCCGCGGGATGGGAGGCAGCGCCCATTCGCCCGCCTGGATGGCATATTCCAGGCTGCGCACCCCATCCAAGGCCGCTTCATGCCCACCTGCCGCCATCCCGAAGCCCGAAAACGACCCTCATAACCGCCATGACCCAACCTCATGTGATGACATCCAACAAAATCGAAAATCCTCCGTGGATTGGGGAGGAGATTCTCGGTGTCGACTTGGAAGATCTTCGTTCGCTGAAACCCCAGATCGAGATGCTGATCGTTGCCAAACGCAATGGTATTCCGGCGCGTGTGGTCGTCGATCCGGTGGAGGTGTTCTGAATGAGGGCAACCTGCCCATCCTGCGGCGCCGGTGGATCGATCACGCTGTTCATCGCTGACGCCGACGCACGCGAGGCAATCCTTCAGGCGGCGCGTCTGCCTTCTGATGTCGGCACGCTCGTAATCAAATACATCGCGCTTTTCGCCCCGGAAAAACGGCATCTGACGATGGATCGCGCCGCGCGTCTCATTCGCGAGGTCTGCGCAATGATCATTGATGGAACCGAGTATCGAGGAACGAAACTGCAAGCGCCCAGCCATGTATGGCGCGCGGCGCTGATCGACATGCTGGATCGCGCCGACCTGAAGCGCCCCATTCGCAATCACAATTACCTGAAGGCCGTAGTCGAATCCAAGCTGGCCGAGCGCACGGATGCGACGCAGACCGAGCGCCACCGCGCCCGGCGTGGCGAGGCGCGAGTCAACAACGCCCCGCGCCGCATCGGCGAGGCGATGGAGGTTCCGAAGGCGGATGAGCGTGATCCGCTGGCCGACCTGGCGCCAGAGGATCAGCAACGATGGATGCGCGCGGCGCGCGAGCGGCTCATCGAGGAAGGCTTCGATGCGCGGTGGCTGGTCGAGCCGCTGATCCGGGCCAAGGCTGGAGAAATGCTCGAAGAAAACATAAAGCGAGGAGGCCGTCATGCGTGAAATCAACCGTGATTCCGTGCTGAACGAGCTGTCCGGACACATCGGACGAGGGCGCGGCATCAAGTGCGAGGATTTGGCTCGCGCCATCCTCTGGCGCACGCCGCGCGAAGCGGACAAGCGCAGGCTCAGGCATGTCATCGAGGAGCTGCGGCGCGAAGGCCAGCACATTTGCGGCACGCCGCGCGACGGCTATTTCATCGCCGAAACCGAAGACGAACTGAACGAGACCTGCAAGTTCCTGGCGGATCGCGCGCTGACCAGCCTGACCCAGGCCGCGCGCATGAAAAAACTGGCTGTGCCGGATATTCACGGGCAGTTGAGGCTCAAGGTATGACGATTCACTGGCGCGGAATCCTCATGGCGATTGTTCTCTACAGCGCGATGCTCGGGTGGATCTGGCTGTGGGCGTGAAGATCAGGCCCGTAGAGTGGCGAACTGCCGCCTTGCGGCCTGTCGCCATGCCGAGCGTGCGCTGCCCGCGCGTGTTCGACTGGAACACCAAAGAATCAAAGACGGCGTGGATCGGCATCATGCACTGCAACGCCTGCGCATTTGCTGTGCATCTGAGGTTGGATTATCGCGCTGAAACGGGCGAAGTGGGCTGTGCGGCGAAAGAATAACCCGGCCGATGCCCGTCGACGCGAACTGGCCAAGATTCACTTGGCCAAGAAACAGCTCGGCCTCGATGACGACACCTATCGCGATGTGCTTTGGACGGTCTGCCGCGTTCGATCAGCGGCAGACCTCGACAGTGCCGGGCGGGATCGCCTGTTGAAGCACTTCGAGTCTCTTGGATGGAGGCCATCCCGCAGGTCGCGAATCACTGACCCGATGGATCGCAAGATCTGGTCGCTGTGGTTGTCCCTGCGCGATGACGGGAAGATCAATGATGCTTCCGCCAAGGCGTTGCGGACGGAGATCCGGAAGCTGACCGGATGCGACGATTTGCGATTCTGCACAACGGATCAGAAATCCTTGGTCATCGAATGCCTGAAGAAATGGCTCGACCGATAACCGACCAACAAATCGCCGACATCGCGGCAATCGTATCGGCCGACGACCTGCCGGGTGACCTGGCCGAAATCGCCGAATATATCGGCGTGCAGGCGGCGCTGAAGCTGGCCGCGCGAATCGGCTGCGGACGCATCTACCTGCGCAAGTGGACGAATGATCGCTCCAGGTGGTCGAAAGAGCTGACGCTCATCATCGAGACCATCGGTCAAGACAAGGCCATAGATCTGCTAGAGGTGTTCGGCGGTTCACACATCGACATCCCGAAGTGCGACAAGTTTTGGAGAGCGTGGCGGAACAAGGCCATCAGGGAGGCCACCGGCCGCGTGCGACAGGTCGATCTGGCGCGCGCCTATGGCCTCACGGATCGCCAGATTCGCACCATCCAGAAGCAACCCGCGACGGGCCAACCCTCACTGTTCGAGGATTTGTAATCCCTCCGCGAGAGCCGCTTACAAAGGCTTTCGTATTTTGCAACCCGCTTTCAAAACCCCATTACAATCGCCCTGAAAAAGCTGGTTCCTGTCCCACTTCGTTTCGGATTATCTCACTTCTTCCCAGATATTTATCTCACTCGGTCTCAGTTTGCCGCTGGCGTGTTCCTTGCTCATTTCC